GCTCAACGCTAGGCACCAGAGTCACAGCCGATACGGATTCGAACAAAGCAGGATTTTCTGAATAAAAAGGCATGTTCTGTTCCTTTCCTTTATGCGGTTAGCGCGCTTGCATAAGCGTGCATACGGTTATTAGAACTCGCGAACACGCCCATCCAGTAGATGTGCGCAACCTTGATGTTCTGGTTAAGCGGCTTCGCAAAGGCTTCGAACCGGAAGTTCTCGTCTTTGTGAGGCAACCATTGCAGGTAATCTTCGTTGAGCATAGCGACCGAACCAGCCGGTGCCTTCGAGTCAACAATGAACGGGATGCCGTTGAACATCAAAGAGCGGAATCCGCCCTTCACAGTTTCAGCGTCCATGAACCGTTGTTGCGGTTGCAGCATCAGGTAGTAGCGATCGAAGTTGGCTTGGGGAACCAAGACAACCGTCGGATGATCGGCATCGATCGTGGCAGCGCCGTACAGCGATTGCAGTACGGAGAAGCTCATCGTGGTCGAAGTCGAGTCAACTTGAGCAGCCCACCACGAGTACGCCGACTGGGAGATCCCGCCGTACGTGTTCGAGGTAGAGAGGAAGGTACGCAAGCCAAGGATGTCCTTAGCGTTGGAACCAGTTCCCCAGGCAGCAGTAGCCATCAAGTCACGCAGCGATTTCTCGGCATTCTTTACCTTCGAGGTAACGAATTTCAAGATTGCAGCGTCACCGGAGTTTTTCAACTCATCGCGACGGTTGATGACGATCGACTGGTAGTATTGCTTCCAGTCAAAAGTCGCCGCCGTGATGACGTCGTTGTCACTGTTGTTCAGGGTATCGGCACCAGAGTACGCGCCGCCCGCTCCGTTTTGAGCATATTCAAGAGGAACCTGCACAAGAGTTCCACCGTCGATCGGATTTTCTTTTTTCTTCATCCGACTGAGCAAGGGAATTTGCTTGAAGATGTTATCTACAAGCTTGGGCATGATCTTGACTTGAGTGATGGCACTGATTTGATCGTAAGAGAGAGCCATTTGTCAGACCTTTCGAGTTAGCCGAGCTCTTTTAAGCCTTCCATCATGAGTTCATCGTATCCACGATTAAGGTTCTTTGGCGTGCTCAGTCCATTGGGACGCTTAGAAGTGACAACACCAGCCTTGGTTTTTGACTGGATGTTTTGCTTCAAAGCTTCCTTAGATTTGAGCTCGTTTCTAGACACTATATCGTTGAACAAGTAATCACGGGCGGCGGCTCGGAAATTGTTTATTCCATTTTTTTCCGCGTGGATCGTAATTCGATCCGCGAGGACGAGACCACTCCCATCAGCAGTAATCCAATCGAGATCGGGGTACTCCTTCTGGAAGCCTTGTATGTGCTGCTCTAACTCTGCATCTTCGGACTGGATGCGTTTCATGTCGGCTTCTTTCGTCTTTTCAGACAAATAGCCATCAAGTTTCTGTTCCAGTTCGGTGATCTTAGACAGAGAAGCCCGCAGCGCGGGGGTCATTTCAGTGTCGCCATGGATGCCATCGGCATTGCCCGCTCCACCGGAAAGCTTGTACTGCTGAAAACTAGAAGTGACGTGCGCCCACCACTCAGGATTTTCCTTCGCTACACGGTCGATTTCACCGTAATAGCGCTCCATTTGAGTGCCGGACTCTTTTTGTTTTTCAAACTCTTGGCGCTCTACGTTCAGAGCACGCATCCGCTCGGAATAGTTCATCCCCATCTGCATAAGGGGAACTTGCTTGTCTGGTGCGATAGCCAATTTCTGCCCGTTATGGACAATCTCAATGGGTTGAGACAAAACCGCAGAGCGTTGCTCGGGAGTCAGGCTAGCCAAAGCTTGCTGGACACGGGAAACGATGGGATCGACAGGAGGAGCTCCCGCTTCGTTGGACTCGGGAGTCTGGGACGGATCGATAACCTTATCTTGATCAGGCGTTTCTAACGGCTTCTCAGATTCCATAGGAATCCGCTCCTGGTTAGGAGTTCCGCCATTTAACAAGTTATCAATCTCCGCGTCTGAGGGCATAGCGCCCGTGTCAGACATCGGGATTCCTTCTTCGATCTCCATCACATCTCCTATTTAGTTTTAAAAAAGCTTACTGCATGGGAACGCCGCGAGCTCCGGCGATAGCGTCCATCTGTTGGGGTTCTTCTGCTCCGCCCTTACCGCTAACGCTCTGCATGATTTCTTGCAGCAGCGCCTGATAGCTCTCACGAAGAGAGGCGATCTTTTGAACCATGTCGTCCGACACACCCTCTTGCGGGAGCAGTTCTTCCATTTTCGAAAGAGCAGTACTCACACCGGCAACCATCGAGCTAAACGGGTTTTTTTCGTCCCCACCCATCTTGATGATCTCGTCTAAACCGTCGTCCATTCCGCCTTGCGATGCGTTAGGTTGTTTCATATCCATTTGTTTATCCCCCAACCGCTTCGGGTTGTTCAGTACCAGGTTGGCCTTGCTGAGCATTTGCGGCGGCTGCCTGTTGTTGGCGTTGTTTCCATTTAGCGATTATCTGCTCACGCTTAGGATACTCGATTGTATCCAAGAAATCTTCCGCATCAAGTACACCCTTATCAAACAGGCGTTCCGCTTGCGAATCCCGCTTAGCTTTCATGAACGGGAGAGCGGTACCAGTCGAGATACGGATATCTAGTTCCGACTTCAGAGGAACCTTTTTAGGAGTTCCGAAAGTCCCGCCGCCCATTTCATTAGGCATGTACTCCGAGTAAGTAGCTACCTTGTTCCCGTAGTTCGGGTTAGGCGTGCCGTCCTGCATGGATTCGTTTTCGTCCTTCTCGACCATAAACTTAAAGTACTTTGGCGCAGCTTCGGTCTGATTCGTAATTCGAACCACCCGGGGAAGGCTGTAGTACTGAAGGATGCGGGAGCACATGAGAAAGCCAACCTGAGACAAGAACGCGTCTAGGTTACGAGCCTTAGCTCGTAAGCGAGTTTGCGAAGCTTCCGTTAGCTGGGAGATAGCTTCCCCTGAGAGATTTGCCTTAGTCAGAGCACCTTGGCTAATTTCGTTCTGCCCGCTGATCTTGGACGCCACGTCGCCCATGAAGTACTGCATCGTGTTAATTAAATACCCTGGAGGGCTGATTCCAGGCTCTTGGCGGGCTTCCCCACCTTTCTTCTTAACAATGATCATGCCCGGCTCGTTGGTGATGTTATCCACATCTACCTGCGCTTCGGAGTCGATAACCCAGTGCGGGTTACCGGTAATAATCATGTAGTCCATGAAGTAAGAGATAAGCTTGTTCGTAATATCCTGAGGCGATTTAAGCGGGCCAATTTCGCCCTCTCCCCAGAAGCAACGCGGAATGATGTCATTCACCAAACGGGCATAGGGATATTTGCCATCGTCGTATTCGAGTTCGGAATCTTCTAAGAGTAAACCGCAGGCGGTAACTATCTTCCGACCTTTGGGGTACTTCTTTACGTGTTTTTCGACTTCAGTTACCACCCCGGTTTGCGGATCTGTGGACTTCTCGCAGGATGTCACTACGTCGTCGGACATGACGTATACGGTAAGCTTCAGTGCTAGGTCTGGATTGGCGTTGTTGCCCGCCTTGCTCTCAGACTGCATCATCCGGTTGTCCACCGGGGACTTAAACGCAAATTCCTGCGCATCGTCGTTGTAAGAAGTGAAAGAGATCGCTTCCGACAAATCGGGCTTAATCTTCTCTTTCTTGTCCGGGTACTCTTCCCGCAATTCCTGCACGTCTACCGGCTCGGCAACGCAGAAGGTCTTACCCCTCCGGTCATTCGTGTCTCTGGATGATGGATCGGGGAAGATGTGGGCCGGATCCGTGGTCTCAAACGTGTAATCCCCAATACCCTTATCTAACTCGGGAACCCAGGGAACGTGTCCGATACCGGTGCCCATGACGGCTGCGTCAATCAGGCACTCGGCGACAATCATATTGTAGGTATCTTTGTCCCACTTGGACGAGATGACCTGATTCATGATTTCGGAGAATTCAAAGTCACTAGGATCTTCGGGAGTAGTCTGAACTTGAGGCTGTGGATCGGTAAGGATCGGAATCATGTTCCGAATGCTAGCCGTGGTGATGTTAACCACCTCGCTATGGCGGTAACTAGGGCGCTTTTGACGCCATTGCTCGCCGCGGAAGTACTTAAAGTACGTGTTCCAGTCTTTATCGTACTTAGCTCGGGCGCGTTTGTTCTTAGTGAAAATCTTCTCGGCTAAGCGAACAGCCTCTTTCTCCTCCTGAGACATCTCGACTTCTTTAGTCGGATCGGAGGGAGTAGCTGAATGCTCGGGTAAAATGGATTGATCAGACATTTTTCATCCTCTTGATTAAACTCAAGCGCCCTTCCACACATCGTCGTAGTTGGACTCTTCGACGTTACAATGCTTGGAGATATCTTCGTTACCGACTTCTATTAGACCGCGTTCCCTAGCTATCTGCTTAGCTTCTGAGTCGCTTACTACTTTACCCAGCGCGTGATTAAAGTATCGGTCCTGAACTGAAGTGCCGGCGAACCATACCTTGCGGGGAAATGGGACGCGGGTAGCCGCTGACTGACACTTAGGACAGTTTGCCGGATCGGCGTATTCGGATACAGGACGAATTTCGTCAAACCGAAGTTTGCATTGATTGCAGCAAAACTCGTAAATCATTGGTCCTCATTAGGGTTACGCAGACTATCTTGACGACGCTTTAGGGCGCTCTGTTCCCGCATCCGGCGCAGAGTTTCCTTCTCGTCGTCGGTTAAGCTGTTAATCGCCTCGCGGAATGATAACTCAACGGCTTTATCGTCAGGCTTATTTATCGCTTTAACCCAGGAATCGCCCATCAGAGAACCCTTTCGCGGCTACGTTTCTTTAGCTGTTCCATTCTAGCAGCGCGGTCCGGGGATGCCGAGTCCCGCTGCGAAGGAAGTACGGGCGTAATGGAACCACCCACGCCATAGTCCTGCAATATCCCCATGGTGACATAACGGTCTGCGTCGATTCCATGATTGTACGCGTCGACTGGCTTTTGTTCTTTATGATCCTGATCGAAAGTATATTCCTTCGGTTCCGGGTAATGATACATCTCGTATTCATCCTTACCGTTGGGGTTCATATCTTCGAACATATGCCACTTGCCGAGCCGAATGAGCTCCGTCTGCTTATCTATCCCCAACTGGATGTCATTGTTCCCCGGGTATATCGGAAGCCCTTTGTTAGAAAGTTCCTCAATGTACTCCGGTCTGGAAGGATCGGCCCAAAGGCGTTCAAAGTGATAGATAGCGTTGCGAGATAGAACCACGTTGAACATATCCGACGCGATCATCCCGGTCTTATAGTACTCGTCCACCCGGTAGTGGTGCCCGTCCGGGGTTACTGCCCGCACCGTTAATACAAACGGATCCGTATGTCCCCAATCCAAGCCGGCAAAGTACTTAGTTCCCATCGGCAAGGGCTGAGACCTTACCAGCGGGAGCTCGGGGAACACTAAGCCCTGCATTTTTCCGAACTGCCCTGCGTACTTCATCGCAAAGCGGCGTGGATCAAGTAAGCGCTTCTGCCTTTCGAACTCCTCTACCGGGACGTAGGGAGAGT